CCCAATCATGGCCTTCCGTAGTATACTAGGCTTTAGAACCTAGAATACTGGGTTATTTCGAGAATGAAGGTGTGCTATGACTACTACTCGAGATAGATCTCGCGTTAAGAAAACTTCGTTCGGTCTTATCGAAACTATCGATGTGGCCGACCCGACTATCTTTCGCTTCTATGTCGATGAGTATGCAGAGCATATGGTTGATCAAATCGGAAAGCACAAGGATCCTGTTTCCAGGCTCCTCCCGCCCTCCGATATGGATCACTCCAAAATATGGCTCAACCCGCCTACCCTTAATGGAGATTCTTCACCTTTTAGGTTTAAGAATTTCCCAATGGGAGCGGGTGAGTTAGTACAAGACGGTTACGCCCATAGAGGGACGTATCAGCGCGATGTAGTTGAAAACCCCGACTTCGTGGTCAAACTACTAGCGCAGACACATCCCTTCCGAACCGAATATTCGGTTCCAACCTCCATTGCGGAGGCTTTGGACGTAGGTCAGCTGTTCAAGCTAACTGCTAAGTCTTTTGCTGAACTTGCCGGGAACGCCTACCTAAACTATCGTTTTGGTTGGGTTCAATTCGTCAAGGACATCAGAACACTTGCACAGATCACGAAGACCATAGAGTCTCGGATTAAGGAGTTTGACTCCCTAAGCTTGCACGGCGGGTCGTCCCGACAGTCGATTCGATTGTACTCACGTGGTGGCGGAGGAATCCGCTACCGTACGATCAATTCGACATGGGGTGTCTTTTGCAACGCCAACATCTATGATAGTTGGACCTACCAGGTCACCGGCTCTTGCCGGTGGCGTTGGAAGGGTGGCATAAAGATCTCTTTGAGTAAGCTCGAAGCCTTTAATACAGCTGTGCAGACGGTCTTTGACCTCGGCGAGCTGGATGCGTCCACTATTTGGAATAGTATTCCATGGACGTGGCTTTGCGACTACTTCGTCGACATAGGCTCGTATCTTACGGCCCATGAAGGTGAAGATTTTGTCGAGCCGTTTGATATTTGCATCAATCGGCATTACTATTCAAAGAACGACATTGTACCGGAGGCACCCATAATCGGTGGTACACATCGGACATTACCTGGCCAGCAATGGCTTGAGATTCATGCCCGAGATGTTATCACCAATGCCAACGTATTACCTTCATTCAGACTTGCTCTGCTTTCGCAGAGTCAAGTCATGGTCATACTAGCTCTCATTGGAAAATTCCATGGGACTTCGTATGACTAACCCCACCTCTGTGTGTGTGTCAAGGAGACATTATGACTATCTCATCGCCTATCACTATCACCGTTAATTCGGTGGCAAAAGTTTTGCCCCGGATCAACCAGGATAACTATGGTTCTGTGTATCGACTCAAGGAGTCTGATACAGAGTACCAGCTTGTTATTCGCCATTCCTATGAAGGAAAGGTGGGTCCCAAGCAGGTCGAGCGTCATAACATGGATTTCACCATGACGACTTGGGATGCTGATGGTAATCCTATCATCAAGCAATCTTACGTCGTTATGCGGAATCCGCGTAATGCGGATCCTGTTGACAGCGTCCACGTTACCCAAGCCCTTGCGGTTTGGGTCAATAGCGTGGCTGCTGACCTCGGTGCCTGGCAGAATTGATCTAGTTAAATTACAGCTTCTTGCTGTCATCTAACCCATATCATTCTTCCAGCATCCTTAAACGTTTCACAGAGAACGTGAAGGGTGGTGAGGGCAATGGGAAGCTCTAGGAGTTTGATTGTGAAAACCAAACTGAAGAGCCTAGCATTGTCTCATATTCGCGGGTACATCACTGCCATTTTGAAAGATCTGGCATGGATGTACGGGCGACCCAGTGATTGGGAGCGCGATCACTCGCGTCTCCATCACGAACTGGGCATCAAAGGTGTTCGTTTGATCACCATTGACTTCCCAGCCCTCGCTAAGCACTTTGATCAGTGCTTAGATCTAGGACTCTACACCCCTAGTGCACTTCCGCTTTCGCGGCGGTGCTCTAAGGTGATAGTGGTCCCTGCATTCCTGCAGGGTCTCTATCTTAGAGTCTTCGATAGTGAGGGGAAGCTTAGGGTAGCTCCCTGTCCAGATGCCATTCTTGGTATCCGAACCATCTTGATGGGGGCGAAGAAACTTCGCCTTCCGTACAAGAAAGGGAGCCTTCATGAAGAACTTGATCAGTTCCTCATTTGTGAGCAAGCTATCAGGAATCCGACCCTTAATTGGGTTGGTGATGATCTCTTTGATTCTGATCACTCAAGCAGTGAACGAGATCAAAGACGATCGTTGCAAGGCCGCCTTGGACAGCGTCCTTTGCACCTGGCTAAACGTCTGCATCTTGCTGACGCCCAACCACGATCTTCCTGCCAGCTTGAACTTGCCTTAGGTCTTGACCCCCTTCGGGGCCTCGACCCTCGGCTCGTTGGTACAATTCAGCAGGTTGCTGATATTGTGTCCTCTAGCTTTGGCGACTTTCATATTGAAAGACCGTCCGAGCTACCTAAGCATGGTCCCGGCGTGGTCTCTGATGTCAAAGTAGGTCAGTCTAAGTTTGACTTTCCCAACTGGACCTCAAAGACGGACGCTATCTTCCCTTATGACATGTATGGCACTTCTTCCATAGGAGAGCCATACAGCCATGACAGGACGGTTTACAGGTATACCTCTCGCGAGGTAGCATGTAAACTCATTGCTGTGCCAAAAACAGCTAAGGGTCCCCGGCTCATTGCCGCTGAACCTTCAGCTCATCAATGGCTCCAGCAGCTGATTCTTAATCAGCTTGTTGAGCGACTGAGTGATACCCCTATCTCGGCCTCTGTTCGTTTCGACGATCAGACGCGGAATAGAGACTTTGCTCTTAAAGGATCAATAGATGGATCGTTTTCCACTATTGACCTATCCTCAGCTAGTGACCGACTGTCCTGCTGGTCTGTAGAACGTTTCTTTAGAGCTAATATAACTCTGTTGGAGCGTCTACATGCTAGTCGGACACGAAGCGCCCGGTGGGAGTCTCGAGAGGACTATCCTTCTTTTGGGGTTGTCCTCAAGAAATTTGCTCCCATGGGATCGGCTTGTACTTTTCCGGTACAGTCGATAATCTATTGTTGTGTTGCGATCGCAGTTAGACTCTATTTGTCTAAAACTGCGGTTACCACGCGTTCAATAGAAGATGCGTCTAACCGGTGTTCGGTCTTCGGTGACGATATCATTGTCCCGCAGAACGACTGCCCTTCTGTTATTTCCGCCCTTGAGTACCTAGGGCTAAAGGTGAATGCTGCTAAGACTTTCTATACAGGAAAGTTTAGAGAATCTTGCGGCATTGACGCTTGGGGAGGTTACGATGTAACCCCTCCTTACGTTCTCACCCTTGGAAATAGCATCCGCTACGCCGACGGCGTGTCGAGTGCTGAAGTTACTAATAACTTCTTCACAAAAGGTTTCTGGAATACTACCAAGTATCTCCAGGAGCTAATAGGACCTATCTGTAAGATAATTCCTATTACACGCCGTGGTGACCTGGGGAGTACATTCTTCTCGTACTCTGGAGCGAGTTTGCAGCACCTAAAAAGGCGCTACAACTCCTCTCTCCAAAGGGAAGAGGTCCGTTGCCTTACTACTAAAAGTAGTAAAGACCGAGGACCGTCCTCTCCAGCCTCGCGACTATTCCAGTGGTTCATTGAAAAACCACGCCCGGACACCCATTGGGTATCTGGGGTAGCCTCGAGGAAGGACTCGATATCGAGTCCTGGGTGGCACCCTGTCGATAAATTCACGGGTCAGGCTAAATACCTTCCCCGCGCGACTAGGGTACGTTGAG